GAGCTGCGACCGAGAAGAACCCGTCCGGCTGGCGTAAATGTCAACCAATGTTCCGGCCACCGAGTCCAGCAGCTCTGCAGTCTTCAGCGTATCTTCTGCCGCGTCTCGCAGGTCATCAGCAGTTCCAAACGCCAACGCACTCGGCCCCATCGGATTGTGAATCATGAACCGACTGCTCTGGCTCATTGCGATCGTATCGCCCGCCATCGCGATCACCGAAGCAATCGACGCCGCCACGCCCTGAACAACAATATGGTTCGGCCCCTCTCGAGCCGCCAGACTTTGATAGATCGTCAGCCCGTCAAACACCGAACCACCGCCGCTGTTCAGGTAGATTGTCAGTGGCTCGTCCGAATCGATCGCCGCTGTCATCTCGGCGAATCCAGCCGCACTGATTGAGTCTTCTGACACTCCGCCGATCTCGCCGTACAAATTCACGTCAGCCATTGGTCTTCCCCAGAATTGTGTCGGTCAGGATTTGTCCGCGGTCGGTCCACATCGCTACGCACTCACCAATTGCACCCGGCAGACTATCCGCCGTTGAACTGCACGCTACCTCAGTCAGTGCCCGCATGGATTCATCGGCGTGCACGAGGAATGCCGCTTCCATCTCCGGTGTCGTGCTGCTGTTCGTCACCCACGATCCATAGAACTTGTCAGCCCATTGCATGAAGTTCTTCTCCTTGCCGGCCGCTCGCTTCACTTTGTCTGATTCAACCGTCAGTGATTTCGTGACGCTGCTCTGAACCAACGATGCCAGCATTCCATTCGCCGGCCCCGGAGCGTTCGGCATCACTTCCTGCGTCGGTCCATCTGGCTCGTCGCCAATCTCCAGTAGGTTCCCCGGCCGATACCTCCTATCGCCTGACTCACCAATCGTCGCCATGTTCTCCAACCGCAGGACATCATTGACGGTCAGGCTGCCATGCTCCTGCAATTTTGCGTAATAGTTCGCCCGGTCATTCGCTGACATCCGCAATAGAGACTTTCGGTTGAACTCGAAGAAGTGAGTGTCGTTCTGCTTCTGCGTCTCGCTGAGTAGCTTGCAGTTGCACTCAATCTCGAATTTCCTCAGCCACTTGTCGAGACACGAATCAAGGTAGCTTTGGTTCTCTGCCTCCAGGCTGCTATGGCTGTTCGTTTCCGTATCGCCGAGTTTATGATTCGGACAGCCGATGATCTGGGCAACGATTCTGACTTCATGTTTTCGCGTCTCCAGAAACTGTGCCTGATCGGGCGTGACCGTCAACTGCTGAAACTTCACACCATCCTGCAACAATCCAATCTTGTGAGCGTTCGACATTCCCGTCGACATAGCTTCGAAGTCTTTGATTGTGTTCCGGATCCGCTCCTCAGTGAACGTCCCCGGCACCATCAGCATCCCCGATGCGTTCGCACCGCGACCGAAGAACTTCGCCCCGAACTGTTGAGCTGCCATGCCGACGCCCAACGCATCCGCCATCATCGTCACGAGATCATAGCCTACGAGCCCGTCGGGACTGAGTCCCCGCAGGTGGAACACGTCTCGCGATGGCAGCCGGAACTGTTCGCCGTTTGAGTTCGTCACATACCACAATCGGCCACCTGCCATGATTGGATACGTCGAGGATGAATCCATCAGGATCAGCGATACCGCATCGCCTCTATTGTTCCGATCGATCGCCGCGTATCCGTTGCCACGGAGTAATGCCATTGCGGTGATTGTCTCGCGGAACGACATGGCGTCGATGAACTCGGAAGCCTGCCGCGTGACCAATCCCCAAGCTGGATGATTCCTGGCCGCCTCTTTGCCTCCGTCCGGCAGCCTACGGAATATCTGCAGCGGCATCTTTGCGACATCACCAGCGACTAGGCTGATTGCACGCCACAGCGGCGGGTATCCCATCGCCGTGCGAGGTGTCACTGATACCCCTGCGTCCGTCTCTCCACCCCCGAAGATAGACGCCCAGACCACTGGATCACGCAAGGATATACTAGGATTCTCCAGCGGATTGGCGTCAATCAACGCCCCGGTTTCCGTAGCCATGTCAGTTCCTAGAATAAGACGACGCCCGACCCGGCTTCCATGTACGCGCCGTGCTCGCTGCCATAGTTAATCAGCAGCCCACATGCCATCAGCATAGCACATATTCCGTCTATCTTATCAGAGCTGCGCCCCTTGTCAGGGCGAATGTTGCCGTTCGCGTCCTCTCGGTGGCTGGTATTCCCGGCCATCCAACGGAGGACCGCGTTGCCGTCATGCCTGTATTTACCGTTTCCTAACCAACTCAAAAGCCTCTTGAACGGCTCATTGTAGGTGCTGGATCCCTGATTCATCTTTTCCAGCATGTGCAGCGGCATGCCGTGCGATTGCAGCAGTTGAACCACCCCGACAGCGTTCCAGGGATCATAACCCAGATGCCGGACATCATAGTTCTGGCATATTTCCATGATCCGCTCCACCAGAAAGATAACATCCACCTCATTGCCTGGCGTTGATTCAATGAATCCCTGATCAGCATAGTTCCTTACCATTCGCTGATCCTGACCAGTCCGCTGGTCAATATTCATCTCCGGAATCCAAAACCACGGCCGGACCGATACCCCGCCGTCATCCTCCGGAAAGGCTAACACAAACGCCGTGACATCCCGCGTGCTGGATAAATCGAGACCGGCAAAGCACGTCCGGCCATCATATTCGGACCAATCGATCGCCACTTCACACGAGTCCCACGAGGTCATCGCGATAATCCGGCTTTCCTGCTGCGTCCACTGGTTCAAATGCAGCCGGCGGAACCCGTTTTCCATTGCTGGGATTTCCTGCGCCTTCGCACATTCACGCTGTAAAAAGTCCTCCTTGAGAGCCACGCCCAAATTAGGATTTGCCTTTTTCCAGACTTTCGGATCCGTCCAATCATCCTCCGGCTCAGCAGCGAACAGTACCGGAAGAAACTGCTCATCCAGTCCGGGATCCTTCTGAACCGCCAGCGCGTATTGATGCTGTTCCCAGCAAATCGACGATCTGTCAAAGCCTGCCGTTGTGATCGAAAAGAATAGCGGCTGGTCGCGAGAGCCAAACCCTGTTTGGAATGACTCCCACAACTTCCGGTCGGGCTGTTCGTGTAGCTCGTCAAATATCACACAATGCGGATTCGTCCCATGAACCGCACCAGCTTCGGACGAGCAGGCTTGAAAGAATGAACCCAGGTGATCGCCTTGACCGACTAACCGCTTCTTTGAATCCAAACGCTTAACCCGCGAGGCTAGCGACGGTTTCGCCGTCACCATCTGTGCAGCGATCTCATAAACCAGCCCTGCCTGCTCCCGCGTCGTCGCTGCCGAATAGACTTCCGCCCCGATCTCCTTATCGACGAGCAGCATATAAAGCAGAATGCCCGCCGCCATCGATGTTTTGCCGTTCTTGCGAGGCACTTCCGCATAGACCGTCTTGTAACGCCGAAAGTTCGTCCCCCGTTCCTTCCAACCGAAGATGTTCTCCACAAGTTCCGTTTGCCACGGTTCCAGGTTGAACGGCCCCCGACGACCTTTGACGTGAGTAAGCATCCGGGGAAAGAATGCGCACGCCCGCTCCGCTTCATTCTCGTCGAACCACCAACGACCATCAGCCGAAAAATTTCTGGGTGTCGTCATCAGCTTCCAGTTTCTTAGTCACTTGCAATCGAGTTCGGCTGGAAGGTGTCAGCCCGAATTCCACGAGATACTTGTGACAGATTAACGATAACGCCCGCATCGACTTGCCCGCCGGACTCTCAATCGGTCCGCGCTCGGTGTCGAAATATCGGCCTTCAGTATCTAGACGCTTGCACGCTTCGCGCCACTCGGCATACGCCCGGCAGTATTGCTCAACCGCCCCGCGCTCCACCGTCGACAACACACCCAGGATTTCAAGTTCTTTGGTAACCCGACCCCATTCGGCCTTAGCCAATCGGGACAACGACCGAGGCTTCTTCGGTGCTCCGATCGGCGGAGTCGGTTCGCGCCGATTCCGTTTCTGCGGATCCTTGATAAATGAACCTTTCAGCACTTTCAGTGCCGTTGGCTCCGGCCTTGGGCTTGCCATGTTCGAACTCGATTAAAGTATCGGAAAAATACGCGCGTG